GTATATATACACATATACACATATACACATATACACACGCATGATCGTGCGCGTTCTCTATAAATATAAAAATAAACTGATTTTCGTGCGTCAATTTTGGCGCGCTTTTTTTGTGTCGCGACGTTGGTAAAATCCATAAGCCGAACAATTGTTCTGGTTTATCCCACAATATCCCACAAAACCCCTTGTATTATGGGAAAAAATGGCGCATAAACTAGGTATAGGGCGACAGCTTTGCCCTACAATCTAGAAAAAAGGAAGTAAAAACAATGACTTACACTAAAACAAAAATCTTCACAATGATTTGCAAAGGTGCAACATTGACAGAATTAATGAATGAAACTGGACGTAGCGCAACATTCATTCGATCTGTTATCTTTCAAATCCGCCAACGCGATATTCAAATCACATATTCAAACGATACTTACAAAAGAGAGATATAATTATGACTTACACATTTGGAATAGAAATCGAAACAAGCGGTGTTTCCATCCCACGCATATCAAACGCATTAGATCGCGCTGGAATTATTGGTTGCCAAGTAAAACCAGACGGAACGCCTAACGTTGACGCTGAAATCGTATTGCCACCATTAGGTGATCATCCAATTGCATACAATTATATCAAAACGGTTTGCGCCGTTTTGGAAAACGTTGGTTGTGCAATCAATACATCATGCGGTTTGCACGTTCACATTTCAAACGCACCATTGCATGGCCCTAATGCTGCAACCTACACTGGCGAAAGCATTGCGCACACTGAGGCGCGTGGCGGTTTTCTGGCATCACATGGCGAGCCTATGGACGCTGTAATTGTAAAGGACATCATGCATCGCTATCAACGCCAACAATCAACGCTGGATAGCATGTTTGCACGTTCACGCACCATGAACAGATATGCGCAACCATTAAGCGCATCACGCATAGAAAATGCTTCCACAATTAGCGAATTAAACCACGGCAAATTCTATGCGATTAATCTTGATACATGGCGTAGTGGTACAATTGAATTTCGCCAGCATGGTGGCACAATTGACGCGGACAAGATTATCAATTGGGTAAAATTCCTTTTGAATTTCATCAATCACACAATTGAAAACCGCGTTGAAAATGGCACCAGAACAATTGTTCAAGATACACCAGTGACACCGTTCCGCCGCAATTCACGCGTTGGCGTTCAATATGCCATGATGCGCAATGATAGTGGTGGCGTTTCAACACGCGACATCATGGACGCGACAGGATGCAGCGAACAGCGCGTCCGCGCCGCCGTTACTGAAATACGGCAGCGCGTTGGTGAAAGCGCGGTTGTCACGCACACGCAACAATCAAACGGCGCGTCATATGGTGATGGAACAGATCACACGCGTTACGAAGTGTTAACAGCATTTCAAACAACCGACGGCGCAGTTCAATTGCGTGATGAAAGCGAACGTGGCATCGCGTCAATATGGGCTGAAACATCTGATGACATATTTGAATATTGGCAAGAGCGAATAGAATACTTGGCGCGTTAAGCGCCAAGACCACCTAGCAGCCACAGAGAAGCCCGCCTAGCGCGGGCTTTTTGCTTTTCCAAGGTACCCTAAGCAAACCGAACAATTGTTCTAAAATCGGGGCACATGGGGCGTGGTACCCCCCCCATATTCTGGCGCGTGTCGGACAGCACTTACACTAAGAAATCCACCTACAGTCACCACAAAAAAATTTTTTAAAAAAAAATCGCAAGGTACCCTACGGCTTGACAAGGTACCCTAGACTGTCCCATAAAGTACCATTCAGAGTGAAAAGGGAGAGAGTTATGAATAGATGGGCGCGTGTTACGAACAGTGAAGACGGTTGTGTGCTTTGGATAAACGAAAATCACGTTATTTGTATCAAGGATTATAGGACTGGTTGCATGGTTGGTTTTTCCACTGAGGGGGATGATGTTGTTTCGGTCCAAGAGGGAGCTGATGATATCTTTGCTGCTTGGGATGACTGGCAGAGTATTCACAAGGATGCCTAGATATAGATTGAGTTACGGTACGAGTTTAGAGTTTGATGGTCAGACTGCTGGCGAGGTTGTTCCGATTTTGCATGCGGGTCATGTGACGGGATCTGGAGAGCGTGAGGATATTTTTTTGCGCAGGATGGCGATAGAGATGTGTGAGTGGAGTGGTGATCATTATTGTTTTACGGACAGGGATAGTTTGGCGCGTAGCATGATTCGGAATGGATTGTTGGAGATTATTGATTAAATTTTGAGTAGCTGTTAGGATGCGTGTTAGGTTCGTTTAGGAGAATTTATTGGATGCCTGCAGTTAAGACTGGAATGACTCCCCCGCCGATGCCCGGAATGCCTGCCCCGATGCAGCCTATGGGTGGTATGCCGCCTGCGCCGGGCATGCCTTTTGCTCCACCTTCGAATCCTTTTGCGCCTATGCCGCCGATGCCATTGGCTGGGGGTCCACCTCCTCAGATGCCTCAGGTTCAGGGTCAGCAGATGCAGGGAGCTACTGCGGGTCGTCGTCGTCGTTTTGGCGATGCGTTAGAGGGGATGTTGGGTCGCAATCAGGGTTTGGGTGCTGCGATGCCACAGCCTCAGAGGGCGATGCCGCCCCAGATGATGCAGCAGCAACGTATGGTTGCGCCGGGCACTCCTATGATGCGGACACCTCCGATGCAGTCTATGATGCCTCGTCCTATGGAGATGGGTGGAGAGGTTGATATTTTTGGATATGCGGATGGTGGTCCTGTTGTTCAGTATTATGAGGATGCTGGTGAGGTTCAGTCTTTTGATGCTTTATATGACAGGATGAAGGACAGCGGTGCGGCTGTTGATTTGGCTGTAAATTATTTTAATCGCACTGGTAATGTTTTGGATGGTTATGGGAATTTAATTGACGCTTATAAGAAGACAGCAGCTACAAGTTCGCCTTCGGCGTTAGCTGACAATACATTTTTTACAGCCGCCGATGGTACGCAAATAGAAGAGCCAGAATATAACTACACCTACGATGAGGCAGTTAATCTTAATAAAAATCGAGCAGTAAAGTCTGCCAAAGAGCAAGCTGCGATTGACGCCGCTATTAAGTTGGGTGGTGGATATGTGTTAAACAAGGACTTAGGCTTGGGCACTATTTCCGGTGATAATTCTTCTGCGATTGGAGCGAGTTTGGGTAGTGGTCCTGCTCAATATACTGAATTTGTTGAAGATTATTTATCTAATGTACCTGCATCTGCGTTTGACGTTGGTAAGACTACGCAGGATGCTAATTCAAATGTTCGTGATTTGTTGTCTTCTTTGCCTGCGGGTGTTTTGGCTCGTGTTGGTGTAGACCCTAATTTTGAGGCTGACGGTGCGACGGGTTATTATCGTCAGTTAAGAAAGATTCGTGATTCTGCATTGGGTCGCCTTGAGAAAGATGCTCTTTTGAATGCGATGCAGGTTGCGCACACTGCGGGGTATGGTGATCCTGACGCTTACAATCCAGTTTCGGAGACTATGAAGACTGTTCAAGGGACGGGTGGTTATGCGATGCAGAAGCGTTATCAGTTATCGCAAGGAATTAGGCGTCATGCTGCGGATCGTTATATGACTGATGAGGAGTTAGCGGAGCATAACAAGCAGTATATGCCGCAGTCTTCTGTGAGTACGATTACTGGTGCTGAGTCTGGTGCTGAGTCTGGTGCTGGCAGTGCGGTAGGTGCTGGCGGTAATTTTGGGACTGGTAGTTATACGGCTTCTCCTGTTGATTCTAGTGAGATTAATCCGATTGATTACAGTCAGTTTACTGGTGATGTTGGTAATTTCAGCAACACTGGTGAGAATTTCAGTCTTTACGGTCCTAAGATTAACATACCGCAGAGTGTATCGCAGTATTACACGGACCCAGTTACGGGTGGATTAACGACGAGTTATGGTCCTGAGATGGTAGCTACGAGTCCTATTGGTGCGATTAAGTTGCCTGCGCGACCTGTTGAGATTGATATTTTTGATTTCTTGAGTACGCCGACTTATGGGACGATGTATTCAGGGATTGATGCTGGTGATGTTGATCTTTATGAGTATGGTGGTGTGAACAATATGCGGATGGGGGGAGAGGTATCTGGCCCTTTCGGCGGTAGCTCTGTTCCTCGGAGCGCGATGATTGCTGATCAGCCTCATATGTTGGCGTATATTAATCAGGATGAGGAGGCTTTGCTTCGTAGTTTTGGTGGTTCTGGGATTGCTGGTCCCGGCGGTATTCCGAGTTATCCGCCCGGCACTACTGGTTATGGTAGTGGCGAAGGAACTGGCTACGGTAGTTATTCTGATACGCAGAGTCGTGAGAGTGCTACTGACAACAGAGTGTCTGATGATGACGATGATGATTACACGCCTACGAGTGCTGAGTTAGCTGCGCAGCTTGAGGCTCAAGGTTTGACAAACATTACTCCGGGTCCGTTATCTGTTGAGGATCAGGTTGCTCAGTATAAACTTTTTGGTGATGATAACTTTGTTGAAATACCAGTTTTGCCTAGTGGGATTAGTTATGAAGATTTTAAAAGCGGTAATTACGAAGGGTCTATAGATCAATTTAATCCTGCTAGGGGTGAGGACATTCCAGATATTTCTGCGGCTAATGCGGATTTAGCAGCTGACCAAGCTGCGGCTGATGTTATGGAGAGCGCTATTAATTTGGGTGTTCTTGATGATACCATACTTGGTCCCGGCGAGGGTGGTTTACCTGCGCCAGTTAATACGATTTTTGGTGAGGATTACACACCTACGGGTGCTGAGTTAGCGAATCAGTTGGCTAAGTTGGGTCTGGATGACAAGCGGACTGATACGTCTTTGATTGATTACACAACGACGGGTAGTGGTGGGGATTTCACGACTGCTGCGCAGGCTGATACGAATGTATCTGGCGCTGAGTTTGTTGCTAATTTAACTGATGGCGATGATTCTGGTGTTAATATTTTTCAGCCTACGCTGGCATCTGAGGAGACTTTGCCTGCGCCTGTGGTTAATGCTCCTGTTGTATATACGGATCGTCGTGGGAATCAGTATGACTCGCAGGCGGCGGCTGACGCGGCTGATCGTGCGTTTGCTGCGCAGTTGTTGTCTTATGGCGCGGGTAAGGAGGGTTTTGATAGTTTTGCTGATCAGGTGTCTAAGCCTTATATTCCGCGTGAGGAATCTGATCGTGCGGCGTCTAGGATTTACACTGATAATTTCCGTCCTGAGTTAGCTCAGTATCGTGGTCCTGATATTCTGGGTGGTATTTATTCTGACATTGAGGCCATTGGCGGTCTTCCACCTTTAGGTGATACCAGAGGCGGTGTTTCAGGAGTTCAGACTATAACATCTCTGAATGACCCTAACATTACTCAATCTCTATCTGCAGCTTCTCAGGGGCTAGAGCAGTATGGCATTGACGATAATCTACTTGACCTTAACATCCCTACATCTCCACTTACGGATGATGATGATTACACGCCTACATCTGCTGACTTGGCAAGGCAGTTGCGAGATGCGGGTTTGACGGATCAGCGTGTTAGCTCTGGCTTTGATACTGGTCTTATGCAGACTGGTCGTGGTGATAATTACTTGCAAAACATTATAGATAGTGCAGATGAGGATGGCATTGTAGAATGGACCGACATCGAAGTTGACGTAAATGATCCAGATCAGGTAGCGGCTCTTGCGGCATCTCTAAATGAATTTTATGCAAATAAAGATATATTCAATACGCTTGATTACTACGATGAAAAGACTGGGTTCTTCAATGATAATCAAGCGGCTCGTGCGCTTGATAGGGCTGGACGGCCTATTGTTTCGGCTGATCGTGATGATCCAAGGGGCGATCAGATTGTTTCGCCTACAGGCACTGGCATTAACCGACAGTCTGACCTACAGCGTGGCTTGGGTACTACTGGCCCCCGTGATCAGCGTGATATGCCGCAATCTCCAGCAGAATCTGTTATTTCTCAAACTATTATGGGATTTGAGGGGCGCACGGAAAACCCTTATTATGATGTAAATGCATACCGTGCGGGTTATGGTAGTGACACAAAAACTGATCCTATTACTGGTAAAGTTACTAAGATTACCGAAGGAATGACTGTTTCAAAGGCTGAAGCAGATGCTGACTTGAACCGTCGTTTAACAAAAGAATTTATACCTAGTGTTGTTAATACGGTTGGAGCAGATACGTTCTACGGCATGAATCCGCAACAGCAAGCCGCATTAACGTCGATTGCTTACAACTATGGTAAACTTCCGACTCGTATTGAAACTGTGGTTAATAATGTTGATGCGTCTACAGCACAGGGGCAAAAAGCGATTTCAGATGCGATTCGTTCTTTGGAGGGCGATAATGATGGTATAAACCGTAATCGTCGCAATTCTGAAGCTGATTTGTTCTTGGGACAAGGTAATTTACCTGAGACATCGGTTGTTGAAAAGCCAGACACTGGCGTTACTCCAGAGCAGCGTAAAGGGAATGTTGAGAAGATCAAGCAGCAAATTGGCGATCAGGCAGAGCCGACTGGTTTAGAGTCAATTTTCTATGAAGTTATTGGTGGCTTAGGCTTTGGTCTTGGCAAGCCTTTGGCTGACAAGCTGCGTGGCTCAAGCCGTGAGAATCGTCAGGCGATTATTGATCAGCATGTGTATGCGCTACAGAATGGCGCAACACCGAAGACTGATGAGGATGGCAACTACATTGGGTTTGACATAAGCACTATGGATACCTTTGCAGATAAGGTATTGGGGGCTGAGGATATTATGGCCTTTATGCCACCGAGTTCTGGAACTTATAACAATCCTGCATATCAAGCTGACGCAGATGGTGATGGTGTTTCAGATTATGATCGCTTCCAGCAGGTCTTTGGCGCACAATCAACTGCGGCGAGTGCAGATCCTACGGGCACGTCAACTGAGCAAGGATTTATTACCTCAGATGGTAAAGAGTTCTTTGTTGATGCAGGTGGCAATGTAGTTGAGATTACAGACGGAACTGTTCCACTTGAAGTTGGTGGTGGTGATGATGTTGCTGCGGCCCTTGGTTTGACTGAAACAACCACTGGTGGTGACGATGGTTCTGAAGAGATAAAGAACTACACAACTGATGATGATGGCAACAAGGTCTGTAACGATGAGGGTTATGTTTACAACTCTGAGACAGATATGTGTGAGCTACCTGCGGAAGAGGAGAAGTCTGATACGGTATCATCTCCGATTGGGATAGGTATTCCATCATCTCGTAGCTTTAATGACCTTATGGCAAGCATTACAACGCCTGCGCCTAAGATTGCTCCGATTTCTGCGAACATTCGTCCTATGCAGGATGGTGGAATGGCGGGTTTAAATCGCACTGCGGATAACTTTCTGAAAGCTCTTGCGGGGTAATTTATGAATGATCTTAGTGATTTTACTAAGTATCTAACCGACGAAGAGTTAGCGAAAGTCGCTCCCATGTTGGAGCGGCTTAAAACGTTAGATGATAGGTCGGAAAAGCACGACAACTTTATGAATTTTGTAAAGCATGTTTGGCCTCAGTTTATTGAGGGCAGGCATCACAAGATTTACGCTCAGAAGCTGCAGGATGTGGCGGATGGAAAGTTAAAGCGTTTGATTGTGAACATGCCGCCTCGACATACGAAGTCTGAGTTTGCGAGTTATTTGTTTCCGACTTGGCTGATGGGTAGACGGCCTGATTTAAAGATTATTCAGGCGACTCACACGGCTGAGTTGGCTGTTGGCTTTGGTCGTAAAGTTAAGAATTTAATTGATAGCGAGGATTTTCGTGATGTTTTCCCTAATGTCAGTCTTGCAACAGATGCGAAAGCGAGTGGTCGCTGGAGTACAAACGGTGGTGGCGAATATTACGCGGTTGGCGTTGGCGGTGCGCTTGCGGGTCGCGGTGCTGACCTCGCGATTATTGACGATCCTGTTTCGGAACAAGATGCGTTAAGTGTCACTGCGTTAGATAACATCTACGAGTGGTATACTTCTGGTCCTCGACAGCGTTTGCAACCCGGCGGTGCGATTATTATTGTTATGACGCGATGGTCGATTCGTGACCTAACAGCGAAGGTTTTGCATAAGCAGAGTGAAAAAGGTGCTGATAAGTGGGAAGTTGTAGAATTTCCTGCAATTATGCCCAGTGGCGGTCCGCTTTGGCCTGAATTTTGGTCTTTAGATGAGCTTGAGGGCGTTAAAGCCTCTATTCCTGTGGCTAAATGGAATGCCCAGTATATGCAGAACCCGACTGCAGAAGAGGGTGCAATTATCAAAAGGGAGTGGTGGAACTTATGGGAGAAAGATGATCCCCCACCTTGTAGCTATATTATCCAGTCTTACGATACTGCGTTTAGCAAAAGTGATAGGGCTGACTACTCTGCCATAACAACTTGGGGCATTTTTCACCATGAGGAGACAGGTGAGGATCATATTATTTTAATTGATGCTGTTAGGGGTAGATGGGAGTTTCCTGAACTAAAGAAAGCGGCCCATGATCTTTGGGGAGAGTTTGACCCTGATATGATTTTAATTGAACAGAAGGGTTCTGGAATGCCGTTGACGCAGGAATTAAGGCGTATGGGTATTCCTGTAACTCCGTTTACTCCGGGTCGTGGCGCTGACAAGTTTACGCGAATGCATGCCTGTGCGCCAGTGTTTGAAAGTGGTATGGTGTGGGCACCTGAGACTAATTTTGCTGATGAAGTGTTGGAAGAATGTGCCGCATTTCCCAATGGTGAACATGATGACTTGGCGGATTCGATGACTCAGGCTATACTGCGTTTTAGGCAGGGTGGTTTTATCACCACTCCGAGTGATTATGACGATGAAGAAGAACTGGCATATGCGCGTCGAAAAAGGGAATATTACTGATGGCTAAGAAAAGAAAGAAAGCAAAGTTAACACCTACTAGAAGTGGCGCTCAGATATACATGTCTGATAGTTATGCTAAGGAGTTCAGTGATTCTATAAAGAACCGTGAATCGACTGATCTTCGAAAGTTGATGGAAAAAAAGATAAGAGAAAAAATGTACGCTGAAGGGGCAACCCCTCAAGAAGTAGGGCAGAAACTATCAGACGTAACGACAGATCAAATTTCTAAGGCTGTTCGCATAACAAATAAAGCAAAGGGCGGTGCAGTTCGCGCTATGAAATTAGGCGGTGCCGTGATGAAGGGCCGTGGGCCAAAATTTAAAGGACGATCATAGGAGGCTTTTATGGCACAAAAAGAAGCAATCATGAGAGCGATCATGGAAGCTATGGGCAGTTCCGCACCGATGACATCGAAGCGTCCGAAAGCGCGTCCGATGTCAGACGCTGATCGTATGCGTCAGCGGCGTATGGATCGTGCTGGTATGTTGGAGGCTTTAGAGGCGGGTGAGATGGGTCAGATGTCTGATGCCGACCTAGCTCGTTTGCGCAAGAAGCTGGGCATGATGGACGGCGGCAAGGTCATGAAGTATGAATCTGGTGGCGCTGTAAGAGGCAATAAGAAGAAGCCAAAGATGGGCTGTGTCATGAATGGGCGCGGCGGTACATATAAGGGGCAGAGATAATGCCAAATACTCCTAAAAAATATAAAGGTTTTTCAAAGTTACCTGAAGCGGTTCAACAAAAGATGGACCCTAAAGCGGCTATGAAATACATGGAAGGTGGCGCGGTTCAACCGGGGTCAAAACGTCCACCTAAACGTCCCAATGCTATGGATGGACGCCGCAAGGGTGATATTAAAACAGAAGAGCTTTTAGCTGGTATGACAATGGCGGAGATAAATGCTGCCATTGATTCTAGTAAGAACCCAAAGAAAAAGTCTCCTTCAAAAGCTACAGTTCGCCCATCTAAATCTACAGGAGCGTTAGCAGAGTTCGTTAAAAACTCTGCAAAGTATGGGGTATTAGGTGGTTCAGCCGCGACGGCAGGCAGAGCAGCTAAGAAGGTGCTTGGCATGAAGTATGGTGGTGAAGCTCGTGTTCGCGGAATGTCTCGTGGTGGTGGTGCCGCTGTATCAGGTACTAAATTTACAGGATGTAAATAATGGCAAATATCGTCATCAAAATTGATATGGAAGAGTTGTCTTCTGGCATTAACCAAGTTGTTGATGACGATTACGAAGACGATTTTGCTTGCCCTCTTGTGACTCACGATCAGGAAACAAATGAGGATCATAAACAATATGCTATGGATGAGTTTTCATATGGCCCATCTCCAAAAAACTGGGAAAAGAAACCAGAGAAGTGTGGAATTTGTGAATACTACAACATCCGTAGCGAAATGATAGACTGCATTGAGCAGGGCATGGGTGATTCATCTGGTGTGGGATATTGCACAAAACTTGACTTTGTTTGCTCCGCCGAGAATACATGCAATGCGTATGAGGCAGGCGGTCCTATGACAGATTACGATGATATTGATGAGATGGAGCCTTTAGAGGGCGGATCGAAGGATATTTTTTAATGAAGTTGGGGCGAGGGATATCCGATGGGACAACTCCCAGCCCATTGGTGCAGACGCTCCTTTTGCGCAACTGCTCCGTAATGGTTGAGCGACCTTCGCTCCAACACCTAAAAAGGAAGTAATATGGCTATTGAACGAGATGCAGGTCCGGGCGGAATGATGAACGGTCAGATGCCAATTCAGGGTGAGGACATTTTAATAGAGCAGCTTGGTCAATCTCCCGGCATTTATGAGTTTGATGATGGGTCTGCCATTGTTGGTGAATACACTGAGATGGAAGAAACTCAGGCGATTGCGTTTGACTCAAACCTAGCAGAATTTATGGATGACTCTGATCTTGGTCAGATTTCATCTACTTTGACTGGTAATATTGATGATGACTTTTCATCTCGCCAAGACTGGGAAGACACCTACAAGCAAGGCTTAGAGTTTCTTGGCATGAAGTATGAAGAGCGTGTTGAGCCATTTGAAGGTTCATCTGGCGTTATTCACCCGTTGCTTGCTGAGAGTGTAACGCAGTTTCAAGCGCAAGCGTATCGTGAGATGTTGCCTGCGAGTGGCCCAATTAGAACACAAGTTGTTGGTGCGCAGAACGAAATGCTTACAAAGCAGGCAGAGCGCGTCAAAGACTACATGAACTATATGATTACCTACGAGATGGAAGAGTATGATCCTGAAATGGATCAGATGTTATTCTATCTTCCAGTCATTGGTTCCACGTTTAAGAAAGTTTACTTTGACCCGCTAAAAGGTCGCGCGGTTAGCCAGTTTGTTCATGCTGAAGATTTAGTTGTGCCTTATGGTGCAGTTGACTTGGCGACAAGCCCACGTATTACGCACGTAATTAAGATGGATTCAAATGAGGTTCGCAAGTTGCAGCTTGCAGGCTTCTATCTCGATGTTGACTTGCCAATGAATGGTGAAGCTGGCGAAAACATGAGCGAAGTCCAAGAGACTATCAATGAAATTCAAGGCGTACATCCAAGCAATGCTTCAGTAGAGCTAACGCTATATGAAATTCATACAGACTTGGATTTGCCCGGTTTTGAGGACATGGATCAGGAAGGATCACCAAGTGGTTTGAAACTTCCTTATATTGTAACGGTTATTGAGAACACAGGTCAGATTCTTGCGATTCGTCGCAACTATTCTGAGTCTGATCCCATGATGAAGCGGAAGCAGTATTTCGTTCACTACAAGTTTTTGCCGGGTCTTGGTTTTTATGGCCTTGGTTTGACTCACATGATTGGCGGGTTGGCACAAGCGTCCACCTCTATACTGCGCCAACTTATTGATGCGGGTACACTCTCTAACTTGCCTGCAGGTTTCAAGGCTCGTGGAGCGCGTATCCGCGACGAGGACAGCGCAATACAACCGGGTGAGTTCCGCGACATTGATGTTGCAGGAACGGATATTAGAAGCTCCTTGATGCCCCTTCCCTTCAAGGAGCCTTCTGGTACCCTTTATAACCTTCTAGGCACTCTCGTGGACGCAGGACGCCGCTTTGCGGCTATGGCTGATATGAAGATTGGTGAAATGGGTGGAGACACGCCTGTAGGCACTACAATGGCGATTATGGAGCGCGGCACGAAGGTGATGTCTGCAATTCACAAGCGCATGCATTATTCGCAAAAAATCGAGTTCAAACTTCTATCAAAAGTGTTCTCTGAAACAATTCAGATGTACCCTTACATGCCATCTACAGAGTTTGGACCCGAAGTCTTTGCGCAGGACTTTGATGCAAGAGTCGATGTACTCCCCGTAAGTGACCCTAACATCTTCTCTATGGCCCAGCGCATTGCTCTTGCGCAAACCCAATTGCAGCTTGTTCAATCTAATCCACAGATTCACGGTGGGCCTCAAGGATTGTACCAAGCGTACCGTAAGATGTACGAAGCCTTGGGTGTTAATAACATCGACGCGATCTTACCACCCCCACCACAGCCTATGCCTATGAATGCTGCGATGGAGAATAAGATTGCGTTGACTGGCGGCATGCCGCAGGCATTCCCGCCGCAAGACCACAAGGCACATATCGAAACTCACTTGGCAATTATGTCTACGCCTGTTGTTCAAATGAACCCGCAGGCTATGGCAACGCTTCAGGGGCATATTCAGGAACACATTGGTATGCTTGCTGAAGCACAGGCACAACAAATAGTTATGGAACAAGCAGGACCAGAGGTTCAGCAGAATCCAGAAGCTATGCAGATGCTACAGCCTGCGATAGAGCGTCAAGCGGCTATACTGATTGCGGACCTTACAGAAGAGTTTACGCAGTCTGTTGAGCCAATGCCTCAAGGCGAAGACCCGCTTGTTGCGATCAGGCAACAGGAATTGCAGTTAAAAGCGGCAGATATGCAGCGTAAGTCTTCAGAATTTGATGCGAAGCAAGAGCTTGAGCGTGAGCGCGAAATGATGGACTCGCGATTAGCTGAAGAACGTCTGAATCTACAGCAAGATGCTTTAGAGGACAAAACACGAGTCGCAGAGGATAGAATTCAAACTCAACGCGACATTGCGACTCTCAATGCACAAATGAAGGGGGTTCAGTAATGACCAGTAGTGTACGCGCAAAAATGATGGAAGTTGAGAAGGAGAAGAAAATTGCCACTCGACAAAGGGAAGAGTCAAGCGACAATAAGCTCCAACATCAAAAAGCTAGTGTCGGAGGGGTATCCGCGAAAGCAAGCAGTGGCGATAGCATTGGCGGAGTCGAAAAAGTCAGGGCGCGGACGGAAAAAGGCCACTTCGTCAAAGACGACCCCAGCACCCCAGAAAACGAAGCGTGGGTCGAAAAGCCCCAAAAAGCCTCTGCAAAGAAAAAAGCCCCAGCCAAAAAGAAAGCCGCTAAAAAAAGCTAATGGCGGTACGGTTAGCAGGTTTAGCGCAATAGCAAGACCCCAAAGATTTCAGGGTGTTTTCTAAACCTGTGGGATAAATACTTGTGTTTCCCGATAGATCGTATAAAGTTCTAGTGGGAGACACACATGGACGCACTACATCTAGCCGA